AAGACAACCCAGGGCTCCCATCAGGGAAGTAATAAAACGAAGCCGATCCGGTGTAGTTGCGAAGACCTGGCACATACGTTCGATCAGTGTCCTGTAGCGATGTCGTTTCCAGTGCCTGCGTAGATAATGAAAGCGCCCAGCTCCGAACCTTGGCTAAAGGCCGGTCATAGTTGTTCCCGTTGTTCACATCGTCAGCCCATAGGGAGCCTTGTGAGCCTGAGAGATATGCCATTAATTTCGGGTAACTCCAACAAGCGTGACCGTCACATCAGAGTAGCCGGGGTAAACGTTCGTCATTTGAGGGGGCTCTTTATAACGCCAGATCACTGCAGCATCGTCTAGGTCTGGGCTCAAATATTTTGTCTCAGGCGGGTTACTCATTGCGTCCCAGCCTGCCTTGGCTTTTGACTGCGGGTCGATAAAAATAAAAGACTCAAAGATGCCTTTCATCTCTGAAAAATGATCAAAGAATTCCTTGGCCTTGTTGTCCGAGATGTTCCTGTACGTCAGCACAAGTTCTGCGCCTACCTGCTTGTCGCCATACAAAATACGAGTCTCTGACCCACTCATGCTCCTAAAGGATTCGACAGCCCACGTTCCAGCTTTGAATGAGCGCGTTGTGGGGACTTCAGATTCTGGGAAAGGCATCAGTCCCTATAGAAGAAACGACCGGTGTTGTCTTCACTGAAGTCTAAGACATCCTTCGCGATCAAACTCTCGCCAAGACTGTTGGTTGGGAAGTGGCTAGCTGTAATGTCCACCAGACCATCTTCGTCAATAGTTACTTCCTCAATCAAATAAGTATTTGATGCTGAGTCAGGAATAAGAGAACTAAAAACAGATCCCCAATAAATCTCATTGGTCACACGTCCATCTTTGTACTCCATCATCACCCGCTCTACATCATCAGACCCTTTTCTATACATCAGAACTTCGCTTTGTCCGTCTGGAATCTCGTAGTCACTTAATACGGAACCATCCTCGGCTATAACCCCGATGCTTCTCGGTAAGGTTGGCGCCTCAGGTACGTTTATTTCGATGTAGGTAGCTGGTGCAATTGAGAGCCCGTAAGGCGTTGTCTTGAAATTAATTCGATGCGTGATGCGTTGACGTTGGGCGAGAATGTAACGCCCGATCATCATGGCTTGGCGTTTATTGGATACCCATTCGCTGAGGTTAAATGTTTGCTGCGTCCCTCTAGACGGAGTCGCGACAAAAGACATTGCCGGGTCATTTGGCCCGTCACCAGGCCACTCCTCGCGGTAGCGAATAAGTTGTGAATCAAGCCTTGCCTGGCTGTCTATTTCAGCACTGCGCCAAATCATGACGGCACGAATTGGCATACGCTCTGAAACGTCTGTGTAACTTGCCGTATAGCTGCCCTCGATAATATTGCCGACGTTAAAGTAATGAGAAATTGTTACCGGTTTGGTGGCGCTAATCTCAAACGTGTTGCTGTCAAATGGCAGGGCCGGTACTAATGCAAGTTTGCCGTTGGCAATGCTGAAATTGACCAGATTCATAGATGACTGACTCGCCAAAAATTGACGAACATTTACCTTGTCCGATAAGGCACCATCAATAAAAATTCTGTTGGCGTTGCAATACTTGGCCGACACTTCAAAACTTTCTTTGTCGATCCAGGTTGAGTCAGCCAAAGCTCCCAAACCGGCTGTCTCATTAGTCAGCAACCAGTAAGAGAGATCAGGGAACAAGTTTGAAGGGCCTGTTTGATCGTCAAACGCAAGTCGCGTCACTGCTGCACCATGAGGCAACCAGACTCGAACTTGATTTAAACTGTTTAGTTGGTTGTTAGATCGCATAACTAGCCCCAACATCTGCATTTCGTAGTAGGTAGCTTTTGTGTAATCAACAGAATCCTCAATACCTGGAGTGTCCTGGTTGCCAAGAGTTTCATTTACATAACTAATCCTGTGCTCAGGTTGGGAATCGCATGATTTTGAAAGGTCAAGAAAATGGCTTACTTCTGCGATTTGGGAGTATTTGTCAAAGTTTCTATTGCCTTCTGCCTCTCTGCCGTCGTTGTTACTAGATGTGGTTGCTTGTGTAACCACCATTCGGAAACCGGCATCTTGTCCTGCATAGCCATTGGCACGCGCAAAAATGTTGCTGCTGCTGGTGCGCCTTTTTACATCTATCACCGCTCCGGTGCTTAGACCTTCGCCCCTACGAACCTGACCAAACGAAACCGTTTGCCACACATCGTTTGTTCCATACTGAGAAATGTACTGCGCGTTAGTTGTCTCACTTCGTCGAACTTGGTAAAGCACTTCTGCTCGACTATCGCTGGCGCCAACCCATTCCTGCTTAACCGTTCCCATCGGGTAAGAACTTGCATCGCCAAAGACTTCTCTGTAAAAAGCTGCGACTCGGCCTCTTGTTTGGTTAGTAGGTAAATACGACTGATTGACTGAATATGTCGCGTTTGATGATGTATCAGTTTTTGCTTTTGCACCCCGCGTTTGCATTTCTACGTTATTGAAAAAGTCGTTAATCCTGATATATCTGCCGGTAGTGGTGATATTAAAATTGCCATACACACTATTTGAAAAAGTAGAGATAAGCTTGCCGTTTGATGCGTCAAGCTGCATCATCTCGGCTTCAGGGCCAAGGGTCACAATGTCAGCCGCTGTTTTTGGTACTAATCGAAACTCCATCTGGCATCGTTCTACATGCGTAATTCTCAGATAATTGAACATCTTGACGGGGCTCTTGCCCGTAATCGCAAACTGATCTCCAAAGACTTCCCATTCTTTTGGCTCGTCATTTTCTGACGTAATCGGACGACCTTGTATAACAAATACGCTGGTGCGTTCAAAATACTCACTTAAACGCCCCTCTCTAACAATTACATTGTTCTCATCGTATTCTTCTAAATCGTCAGGACTAGGTAAACTTTTAAAATTGCATAGACCATTAGCGCGGTTATACACCGTGCTCTCTATACCAAGCTCAGTAACATCAACCGGTCTTGTGTTTCTGTAGGTGGCAAGTTTAAACTTAAGCAGGGGGAAGTAAAAATTAGGAACAAAACCAATGTCTTTGTCGTTCTTTTCAGGGTCGGAACCGCCTTCGTAGTTGACCGGTTGTTTTGTTGCGGCTCTGCCTGCTAACCCGATACGAGTGGCACCAGGGCTTGTGGTTGTCTCAACAAAGCTCAGCGTTACCGTAACGCTATTGCCAGATACAACTACATCGTCGTCATCTTCCGGGTCGCGTTGGTCCATCAAATAGATCCCTTCATTCCCCGCCGAACGCTTGGTAACCTGCCAAATAGTTCGCCCGATCATTATCATTTGCCCAATCATTAAAGCGTCATCAGCGGCTTCTCTGATTCGCTCTAAAATGCCACGCATTTCCTCCACATCTGTTTCGTCCTTGTTAAGGGCAAATGTTTCGTCTGCATCGCCTTTTCGTCTCGGATTCTTAGAGTTGATGTAAAAATCAAGCTCATCACCTTCTTCGCAATCGTACAGATCCTGATAATCCCAATCTGCATTGTCTGGGCGATACTCCCGACCGTTTCGTTTTCTAAGTTCAACTAAACCCATTAACGGGGCATATCCACGCCCGATACCTGCTTGACCATCACCACGTTCTTCTTGCTTACGACCACATATTTTGCGGCGACGGTCTTTAACTAAATCCTCCTTATCATTATTATCATTATCATTTGGCCCCATCGCAATAATTTCATAGCTTGCTTTGAAAGTGTTTCCGTTTCGGATGGCCCCATACGCACCAAACTCAGAGTTGTTGGAAGGCGTGATGATTTGGGAAAATCCTGGTGCCTCTTCAACGGTATTGACAGGACATAAGAATGGGTCAGTGTTATTAGTGCCGGTACTAGACGGGTCCGCAGACTGAGCACTAACGCGAGTTCCAAATAGCAACGCATTATCTGGTCTCCATTCCTCGTGCTCTGTAACAGAAGTGGACGTTACTGAAGGTCTACCTTTGCTCCAATAAACAGCAATTTGTTCTTTAGTAAAACCAGACGCTACGGCCTGACCCAAGTAAATCCCGCTGAGGTTTGGAAGGCTAGTTCTGTCTTGGTCTATTGCTTCCCCTAGGACAAACAAGCATTTGACAAGTTGCTCGTTGCCAAGACTCAGCATCCGTGACCACACCAACTGCGCTGGTGCAAAAATGCCGCCAATCCTTTGCTCGTAGTCATAGCGTCCAAAGAGCACTGGGACGGTGCTACCTAGTTTTGCTACCTCTTGACCTACATCAATACCTTGCGTCTGATTGAATTTCTGACGGCCAACCTTGTCTTGTAACTTGAGGTTTCTTTGTGGGTCTTCCTCTTCTGCTTCTGGGACGCTTACTTTTGGCTGAAGCGATGCTGCAACTGCTGTGAGGAGTATGCCGACAACAAGGTTAACAACAATTGCTGTAACTACATCGCATTTGATCTCAGGAATAATGTCGTATTCCTTTGTTCTCGTATATTTTGCGGTTAGAACTGCATTCCTATAGTTTAGGTATTCCTCTTTGGTGCAATCCAGCGCACCTATTAGTTGCTTCTCATAGGGCAGTAACGGTAAGTCCTGAAACTGGGGAGCGATTTTAAATTTACCCATGTCACTTGCTCCAGTGGAGGAATTACGCATATACACCCCTGACGCCAGATAAACCCGAAAGTTGGTTGTTCAGATCGGACCCAGACGATGTCACCATCTTTTGTGTCCTCTACCCGTTCGCCCCATTGTAATAGCGCCTGTCTGTGAATATTTGCGCCTGCCTCATACCAAGTGGTTTTAATCGCAGGCATTGGAATACCGAGGTCTTTCAGTCCCGCTTTGACGGTGTGGATGCAGTCGATCGTTCCATCACTACCGTCACCGCCTAAACGAAAAGGCATCCCAATCAAGGAGTTACAGGTTAATTCCACCACTGATTGGTAAAGGGCCGACCTGAGATACCTCAAGATTACGGGTGGGGACGTTGGCTGTCACAGCGTCAAGTATCGACGTAAGACTCAGCGCAAGACTTTCACCTTTCCAAATCCCACCGGACACTGACCCGGCATAAGAGTACAGAGTGCTTAAGTCTTTTCCCTCAATGTCCGTGACTGCACAGGTCAAGACTTCTACTGCCCATCTCTGAATGACGGCGTTGTTGACGAATTCTCTTACTAGATCCTTGTTGGCAAAAACGATTGAAGCTTCTGAGTTTTCGCCTGATCGATTAAAGGTCACCCCGCTAAAGCCAAATGGAGCAAATTGGTAAGCCTCGCCGTTCTGCGTGCAACTTCCACCTATAAAAAAGTTCTGGAATCGGTAGGTAAGACCGCTAGGTGCAATCAGTTTTACGCAATGGCAAAGGGCAATCTGGGTCGTCATACACCAACCTGTCTGCGAACTGAGGGATTCATACGAAGACGACGCAGTGTCTGTGCTTCGCCAATCTTGGCACCTTGTTTTGCACCTTCAGCCGCTGCAAACTGAGCAGCTTCTTGCATCTGTTTGACCGTCGCATATTCGACTCCATTAATGACGCGGGTGTCCATTTGAATAGGCTGCATTGCAGTGGCGGCCCCACCGCCCAAGGGGTCTTCTCCTTTGTCTGCTGCTTTCTGTTCGTCGGGGCTCATTCGGTTGTAATTAGACAGAGCAGCTTTGGAATCTTGATAACTAAGAACAGTGCCAGGTCCATCCGGTACGAAAAGCTCGGGCCCTCTTTCTCCTATCAAACTGGTCTGACCAACAGGTGGTCGGCCGCCCTCGGCAAAGGGACTAATCATTCCCCCGCCGCCAATCTCGGACACGCTATTAAACATCCCGCCGCCACCGCCACCACTACCGCCCGTCAAGATTCCAAGGGCTTTCATCATCAGCGCCTTAGCGATCATCTTCGTTGCCATGTCGATAAAGGCTTTTCCAATACCGGCAAACATGTCCGCAAATGCTTCTTGTGCAGTCTTTGTTCCATCGACTAATCCGGTGAGAGCACTGGACATCGCAGTGCTCAGCTCGCTCTCAACTGTCCGTGCCAAGTCAACAATCATCTGATCGGTGTTGCCGATCTCTTCCTGGAGCTGGTTGAAATACTGATTGATTGGGTTGGCGTTGTTGCTCTGCAACCGACTTAATTCGGTTTGAAGGCTTGCCAGCTTCTCTTTTCGTTCTGGGCTCAGATTGGACCCCTCAATTTCTGCAAGGGCTTGCGTTAGTTCGACCTGCCGCTTCTTTTCATCTGTGATCTGGCTCTCAAGCTCGATCGCGTTTTGAAGTTCTAAGACCTGCTCTTCAAAAGCTTTGGTCTGCTCGGTCGTGAATTCCTTCTCTGCATTTTTAATTGCTTGCAGGTCGGTCGCATACTTGACGCGTTCAAGCTCTTTCTCTGCAATCTTGCTTGCAGCAGTGATGTTGTCCTGGTCGATCTTCTGCAGACTTGCGGCTAATCCGGCTTTTAGTTGCTCTCTCTGCAGATCGAAGTCTTGTATAGAAGCTTCCTTACCGACAAGCGCAAATCTTTCTTGCTCAATACGGAGCAACTCTTGCTGCAACTGCAGCTCTACTCGCGTCTGAGCCGTGGTATCTGCAGGTCCAGATTTGCTGCCTTTGCCTGACCCGCTGCCGCCACCGCCGTCTAGAGAACTGACAGGTTTTGTCGGTGGCTCCGCTAAACCTTTCTTCAGATCATTAAGCCTGGCCTGCTCTTTTAACAGTTCGCCAATTCTCTCGTTATAGAACCCATCCCGTCTGCCGCCGTTTGTCCCTAACTTTCCTGCAGTCTCTGCAAGCTGTTTATTAACTTTGGCTAGCGCGTTGTCCGTACCAATACCTAGGAACTTATTAAGTGCAATGGCCGCATCATTTATGACGTTTGCAATACCTGTAAATATGTTCTGAAATGCCGCGCCAATAGGGGCCAATAATTTACCCACATTTCGTTGCAGGTCGCCTAATGCTTTCTCTAGTCGTGCGCCTGCATTTTCTGGGGCGTCACGAATAACTTGTGCATTTTCCCCAAACTGTTCAAATAATTTCTTGGTGAACGCTACAAAGTCCTCGACTGTGACTTCACCTCTTTCGAGAGCCTTATCCAACTCAGCCGGTGTCTTGCCTACTGCTTTTGCAAATAACGCAAATGCACCTGGCAAACGTTCACCAATCTGGCCTCGTAATTCTTCTGCTTGTACCTTGCCCTTACTGAATACCTGCGAGGTTGCGAGCAGGATCCCTTGCAGACGTTCGCTGTTACCCCCAAGAGCCAGGTTGGCTGCGGCTAATCCTCGGTAGACCTCTGCAGTTTCATCGATTGATATTCCGTTAGCAGTTGTTGCTGCTGTCAGCTTGGTGAATTGCTCAGTCGTTGTGCCTAGGTCTTGCGTGAACTGGTCAGATAGTTGCGCAATATCTTCTAGAGCCGTTGTGTAATCAGATCCCGAGGTGACGCCTCGCAACGCCAACTCGAATTTGGCCGTTTCTGCAGCGGCTATTGCTGCTTGGTTGGCGTAGTTAGCTGCTGCTCCGGCTAAGTCAGTTAGTGCGCCAACCGCTGCGCCCGCTGCTGCACCTGCAGCTCCGCCTACTCCGCCACCAATTAACGCGCCTTGGGATGCTCCCTGCAGACCCGGAATACTAGATAAACCCAGCGCACCAGCAGCAAAAGCGCCTTTTCCTGCTCCCTTTCTTAATTTATTGGCCTGCTTATTACGCGCTAATCGTTGTTCAAAACTAAGACCCTTAGTTCGCGCATCCTCTACTCTCTGCAGTTTTCTCTGTGCCGCAGATTGCTGGTTGAGTAGGCGAAGCTCTTCCTCAAATCCGGCAATTCTTCGTTTCTGAGCGGCCTCTCGTAACCGCGCAGAATTGGCAAGATTTGATTCACTCTGCTTTATTGACTTTCCTTTTTCTGCAAACCCGTTCCGAACCTGAGCCTGTCGTCTGTAAATCTCCTGTAACTCTTTGTTCTTTGCAAGAATCTCAGACTCGACTCGATTTACTTTGTCGACCTGAGTGGCAAGAGCCTCTGCCTCAGCGGTTATCCCTTTTGATAATGCAAGTCCCGTTGCCAGATTAGTGGCAAGCTTATTTGAATCACCCGTTGAGATAACGGCTGCCGTTGATTTACCAGAGCTGTCCCCTTTCTTCTCATTAGTACGGACGTTGACCGTGATGGTCCGGCCTAGTTTGTTGATGCGATCTTCTAACTGCTTAATTGCAGCGTTTGCGCCCTTGGTATTGAGCTTGATTGTTTGGGCGCGGGTCTTTAATACCAGCGCCTTATTCAGCTTGTTTACTGAAGCGTTTACCTTGTCAAGCTGCTTCTGAAGACTGCTTAGTTTGCTCTGGCCGACAACGCCAATGCGGACATCGGCCGAATAATTTGCCAATTCCCGCTCGACCTAACTGGACTGAGTCTACCTAGTAAGATTGGGGTGCCCCAGCGAGTTGACGCTCCTGAGGCTGGACAACCTGATCACGAGGTCATCATGGCTAAGGCTAAACCGTTGCCGCCTGTCGAGGTGCTGCGCAAATTCTTTTCATACGATCCCGAGACGGGGATTATCACGAGAAACAAGAGAACCACCAACCGCAACAAGGCTGGTGAGACGGTGGGTTGGGTTAACCCAGGCGATGGTTATATGCGCTTTGAATTCAATGGAAAAGTCATAAAGAATCACCGCCTTGCGTGGAAACTAATGACTGGCGTCGAGCCTCCTCAGGAGATCGACCATATCAATCGAGACAAACTAGATAACCGCTGGGTGAACTTACGAGAAGCTAGTTACGCCCAGAACCAAGCAAATAGAACTCGACGCAAACACACTTATCTTCCCGGCGCCCGTCGAACCGTCACTGGTCTTTGGTTTGCTACCGCCAGCGGAAAACACCTAGGGATGGCTTCGTCGGAACAAGACGCCCACGATGCCTACGTCAAATGGCACCGTGAGCACTACGGCGAGTTCAGCGTCTTTGCCGCGCAGCTTTCATCGCCTGTTCTTGACGCCGGTTGAGAATCCCAAAATAGGCAGACC